CCACATAATGGAGTTCTTGGCCTTCCAGCCAAAGTTTACCCCGCGTACCTTATAACGCTGCTCTGTCAACCTGTCAAGTATCCCGTAACCGAGGCCACCTTCGTCGATAATCGACAGCGTGGGCTTGAATTCCTCGATGGCGTCGATCACCCGTCCGACGATGGTCATGGTGTCCTCGCCCGAGTAGCGTTTGATCGCCACAATGTCGCGCCCTTGGCGCACCACCAGCACGGTCGAGTCAGCGCCACCTCTGGCGGGGTCAATCCCTAATACGATCGGTGCCGTGGTGTCCTTCCAGCGGTCGCGGTTCATTGCGTCCTCGATCAGCATGGGCTTGATAAACTGATCCTCGCCCGCGTCGGGGAATTCCCCATACACTTCAACCTTGGCCTGTGGGCTGTCCTCGCCGTATTCCGCGATAATCTGCTCGTAGACCTGCTTGTCGGTGTCCTCGACGGTGCGCGCGTCCACACTGCGGGTGTTCCAAAACGCCCGTTTGGCGTGGAAGCACTCAAAGAAGTAGCCTTCGTTGCGGCGCGGGTTGCTAAAAGCAAACCAATAGCGGTCTGGCGTGTTCTCGGTAAAGAACCCGGCGCCGACTTCCCATATCGGATTGGGTATGCCGCTGGACTCATCGAAGATCAACATCATGCCGTCTTGATTGTGGACACCGGCGTAGCTGTCTGGATTCTCGGCCGACCACAGTTTGCCCTCTGCGGCCCAGTAACGTGTGCCTTTCTTCAGGTCGCGCTCGACCAGCTCGCACAGCCACTGCGCGGGCACCAGCTTAGTTGCGCTGATCTCAAACCAGTGGTTGTTGATGGTCATCGCCGCCCACTTGGTCAGCTCGGCCCAGGTCACCGACCGTAGTTGGCTCTCCGAGTTGGCGCTGATGATGACGCTGCCGCCGATGCGGGTGGTCAGCATCCACAGCACCAGCCAAGAAACTAATGCAGACTTGCCGATCCCGCGCCCTGATGACACCGCCTCCCGCAGGGTGTCCATTTGAATCTTGCCCTTGTTCCCTGCAATGTGCGCCTTGATGTCGCGCAGCACCTCGCGTTGCCATTTGCGCGGGCCTTTGAATTTATGCAACGGTGTGTTCTTCTGCCCCCACGGAAACGCAAACAGCACAAACGCTTCGGGGTCGTCCGCAAGCGCGGGTGACCACAGCTCCACCATCAACTTCTGTTCTTCGTCTGACTTATAGATGGGCTGTTGCATTTTGTCCTATGGACTGGGGGAAAACTTCGGTAGCTTGCCCCTCGATCACCCTTGCGCGGGCTTCTTCCAAGGCAGTCAGCACACTGATCTTCTGATAGACGTCCACACTGATCTCGGTCTTGGCCGTCCAACCATGCACATGTTGCAAGATCGCCAGGCTGGCCTTGGCGTCGCCGCCTTCAGACGCCTCGTTCAGTCGCCGGGCGGCTTGCAGTTCATTATCGGCCTTGCCCTTTTGTGCGGCCATCTCGGCCATTGGGTCAAATTGGCACAATTGGCGGTATTCCGTAGGCAGCATCCCCGCTGCTAACGCCAGTGCATCTCCTTTTAACCCTAAATTAGAAGCAGCATATATAGCGTTCAAACGCTGTTCGGTCGCCTTGACGACGCGGGGTGTGAATGGGAGTGACTTGAACATAGCCCGTTTATAGCACGACTGTTTCCCGTTTGCCAATAGGACAATTTGACCTATTTCTATAGCCGTAAGCATTTAGCTTGCAGATATAAAAAATTTTAAAAAATTGTTCTCGGACGCTGCCGTGACCGACACGCCTGGCGCTCGGCCCTCCCTCCCCCCTCGATCTGAGCACGCAGGCACGCAGGCACGCAGGCACGCAGGCACGCAGGCACGCAGGCACGCAGCGACCGACCGACCAGCCGACCAGCCGACCGACCGACCAGCCGACCGACCGACCAGCCGACCGACCGACCAGCCGACCGACCGACCGACCGACCGACCAGCCGACCGACCGACCAGCCGACCGACCGACCAGCCACCGGGCTTGCTGCATTGCAGCATGACACCTGGCACGCAGGCAGGCAGGCAGGCAGGAATTTTGCATGTAGTCTCTTTGCGGATACCGTTTGCCAGTTTGCCGTGCGGATCGGCGGGCTTGCCACCCATTGCACAGATTGCACAATTGCACATGCCGGAAAAGTCGCGGCCACGCCAGCGCAGCGGTAGCGCGTGCGCTCGTATTTTCCGGTACTGCTACATATACCCATTTTATAAAACATAGGTGTCTAGAAATTAAGCTAATATGTGCAATCCGTACCATATCCCTCTAGCATCACGCCCCCTTGCCATTGCAATCGATGCCGATATTTAGGCGATTACTTACAAACAGAAAATATTTTCCTCATTTGTCAACAAATCCCTTGCCAATGCGTTAAAATGGATCCCGCACCATACCGATAACCTAAACTAAATGAGGCGACAAAATGAATAAATCAGAATTGCGCGAAGTTTCCAAAACTCTGCAACATGGCGCGACACTTGGCAAAGATTACATGGCGCGCGCATTGTCGGCGCTGTATCGCAGCGCGCGCACCACCAAAAGCCAAAACGAAATTTTAGCTGTTGCACTCGCGTATAGCGTGGTGAGCAATTCAGAATTTAGAGTTTGAACCGCTGTATCCATGCGCGCCACCATTGGCGCGCATGTTAGTAAACTACTCTTGAAAGGCAAAACATCATGGCAATGCAATGTATATCGCTAAACAAAAAGCAAGCGCACGAGATACACGGCGGTTTAACGCAGACTACTAAGATGCCCTGCAAAAGCTACAGCCTGCCTACCATCGCATGCGTTACTGGTTTTCGCATGCGCGAAATCATCGGTAGCATTTGCAGCAAATGCTACGCGGAAAAAGGCAATTATAAAAAATACCAGAACAATATCGAGCCTGCACAGCATGCGCGCCTAGTGTCAATCACGGATGCATTGTGGGTTGATGCCATGGTAATCAGCATTGGCACGGATGCCTATTTTCGCTGGCATGATAGCGGTGATATTCAAGACATCGAACATTTAGAGAAAATCGCAGAGGTTGCAAAGCGTACGCCCAATTGCATGCATTGGCTACCGACACGCGAGTATGGCATTGTGTCGGCATTCACGGCACAGTACGATATCCCTAAAAATCTCATAATCAGACTGTCGGCAATGTTTACCGACAAAGCCGTCGTTGTACCTGCCAGTCTAAAAGGCATAAGCGGTATCGCAGTTTCGAATGTCCATAGCGTTAAACCTATCGGCACGGCATGCAATGCACCACAGCAAAATGGTGAATGCCGTACTTGTCGCGCATGCTGGAACCGCAACGTGGCCGCAGTATCTTACTCAATCCACTAAAAGGAAACTCATCATGTCACAAGCTACCCTTTTTCCCGATTACGACGACGTACTACCCACAATCGACGGGTTTATTGATGCCAGCTATGGCAATGATACGTGTCCGAGCCTGTACAGCGAGGCGTTACAGCTGACCGTGCATTGTGACTATGCCGACGTGGCAAAGCGTGAAATCGAAGGCTGTACGCGCTACGGCGTGTCCGATGCTGGCGGTGATTCGCTACTCGAAACTGACAGTCTCGCCGACGTGCTAGCGTTTATCGCCGATTACGATGGCGCGCCTGAACTATGCCGCAATGGGAAACCGCTTGATCAATGCACGTGCTGCTAACAGGAGGCGTAACCATGAAAACAATCGACGACGTGAAGCAATACATGCGTGAACTTGCGACGACAGGACGAGCATATCATTGGGACGACAGCCCGACAGAAATTAGCTGGGACACGCCAGTGGACGTTGATGCGATGCAAAAAGCGCATATCGAAGTATGGGCAATTTGTAATCCGTGGACTATCTTGGACGACGACAGCGAAATTGCGAAACTTTACGACATGACACCAGAGGAGCTATAACTATGGAAACTGTAAACGCACAATATATCGCAGGCATTGACGCATTGAGTGGAAACTCGCCAGTAGACTTTGTCGTGCTGAAAGATGGACGCGTAATCGGCATCGATGCCGAATCCGCCGTGCTGTATGCGTCGATGGATGATTTTTATGGCTACGCTACAGTAGATCGCGCATCGTTTAATTTAATTGAAGGAGCGTAACCATGAACATTCAATATGATGCATCCGTTTTCACAGCGGCGGGCTGGCGTAGCGTTACGATTAGCGCCATAGCGGCGCAGGTGAGTGCGGGCATGGCGCAGGTTGAACAGGTAATCGAGATCGACGGCGCGCCACCCGTCGGCTATACCAGTCGCACTGGTGCAAAGCGGCAACAATACCATGCTGCGGGCATCGCGCTGCGGGAAGTCGGCAAGCGTAAGCGGATAAGCACGTGTCGAATTATTGCAGAGGAGGTGCCCGCATGACCTATCATATGAAAGACTGTAAAAACCTAAAGCCCGCGCCAGCGGGCGAAACACTCGGCTCGGCGCTACTCGCCCTCGCGTTATGCGCGAGTGCTACGGCGCTCGCGCTGGCAATCGGCGCGGTTGTGGTCTGCCAATGAACGTGAAAAATGCAATACGCCCGCCTGATATGACGTGCTCGTTTTGCGGCAATAAGGGGTTTCAAACAATCCAGCGGGCGGC